TGCACGGTGGTTGATTTCCGTATTAAACAGGCAGAGCAGCAGAAACTCCAAGTGCTATTCTTCGACCGCTTGAAGGGCATCCTAGACGCCTCTGGGGTGACCTATGAGGATAAAGTCGTAGTCAAACTTATTCAGCGTTACTACCCTGACTGGCGTCGTCTCTTGAATGAGGCACAGCGTCACTCTGCAGGTGGGTCTCTGGATTCTGCTGTGCTGTGTGATATTGCAGATGTCAATCTAGATGAATTGATTCGTGCGATGAAGAATAAAGAGTTTACTACGGTGCGTAAGTGGGTAGTAAACAATATGGATAGTGACCCTAATATTATTATGCGTAAAGTGTATGATAATCTGATTGACTTTATTGAAGGGTCTACGATTCCTCCTGCTGTCTTGGTGCTTGCTAAGTATCAGTATCAGGTTGCTTTTGTTGCTGACCAGGAAATCAATCTCTTGGCATGTCTTACTGAATTGATGGTGGAGTGTAAATTCAAATGAAATCTTTTAAAACACCCTTACGCTACCCAGGTGGCAAGTCTCGCGCCTGTGTAAAATTGGCACAGTATATGCCAGACATGAAACAATATAAAGAGTATCGTGAGCCATTCCTTGGTGGTGGTAGTGTTGCACTATATGTGACAAAGCAACATCCTCACCTAGATATCTGGGTGAATGATTTGTATGGACCTCTTTACAACTTTTGGAAAGAGTTGCAATATAATGGTCAGGCACTTGCTGAGCAACTGAGACAATGTAAGATTGATAACCCAACTCCAGACACTGCTAAAAATCTTTTTCTAGAATCAAAGGAGATTATTAATGAAGATTCCATATCCAATTTACGTCGCGCTTGTAGTTTCTACATTGTTAACAAGTGCTCTTTTTCTGGTCTCACTGAATCCTCATCCTTCAGCAAACAAGCGTCAGAAAGCAATTTCTCAATGCGTGGAATTGATAAACTCACTGGATATTCGGGACTGATTGAAAATTGGAAAATTACTAATCTATCTTATGAAGAGCTCCTCACAGATAACCGAGACGTATTCACATACCTCGACCCCCCATATGATATTAGAGATAACCTCTATGGAAGGCGGGGTGATATGCACAAGTCCTTCTGTCATGACACCTTTGCTAGCGACTGTGATAGGTTTGCTGGTAATCAACTTATATCTTATAACTCGTCTCAACTTATTCGTGAGAGGTTTGAAGGGTGGAGAGCAGGAGAATTCAACCTCACCTACACCATGAGGTCTGTAGGCGACTACATGAAAGACCAGAATGAAAGAAAAGAATTAGTATTATTTAATTATGACTGCACCAACTCTCTCCCAGATTCTCTACACAATTAATCAGTCGAAGAAGCATCTGTATGATACAGAGGAGGATGTTAAGTCATATCCACCTTTCATTGTAAATAAGTGTCTGTCTGGATTTTTAGATACAGTACTGTATGCGAATGAAATGAATATGAATTCTCATCTAGACAAGAAGATGCAGTATGACTTTTTTATAAATAGTATCACTCCAAGAAAGAGATTCTCGCCTTGGGAAAAAAAGTCTTCAATTGATTGTCTTGATGCAGTCAAAGAATATTATGGGTATAGCACCGATAAAGCTTTGCAAGCGTTAATGATTTTAACTAATGAGCAACTTGAAGAGATTAAACGCTTAGTAAATAAAGGTGGTAGACGATGACAACTGACATTGAAGTTAAGTGGAATCAATCTGATATGATTGAAGTGACTCTTAATGAACCTGATGATTTTTTGAAGGTTCGTGAGACTCTTACTCGTATCGGAGTGGCATCTAGGAAAGAAAGGATTATCTATCAATCCTGCCATATTCTGCATAAGCAAGGAAAATATTATATTGTTCATTTCAAAGAGTTGTTTGCTTTGGATGGAAAGAAGACTAACTTATCGTTGAATGATACTCAACGTAGAAACAGAATTGTCCAACTACTTTCTGATTGGGGATTAATTGCAGTATCTAAACCTGAATTAATTTCAGACGTTGCACCCATAAACCAAATTAAAGTCCTTGCCTTTAAAGAGAAGGAAGAGTGGACTCTTGAAAGTAAATATAATATTGGTCGCAAGAAAGTAGAAGCAACCGAATAATTTTGTGGGGGAAATTACACTCCCATTTTTTATGTTCTCTAATAAATATTTGCATGGATGCCTTCGGGGTCCTTTCTATAACTCGCTTTTTTCAAGGAGAAAGAAAATGCAAAAATACGCCTGGGACATTTATGCTCCCTTTGGAGTTGGTTTGGATACAGTATTTCATCGATTAGATTCGATGACTGGACATAATACAAACTACCCGCCCTATAATATCATCAAGCATGACAACAGTAACTATGAAATTGAAATTGCTCTTGCAGGATTTAAAGCAGAGGAGATTGAAGTCACTACAGAATCTAACATTCTCCGAGTTGCCAGCAGACATCAGAAAACAAATTCTGACATCAGCTATGTCCACAAAGGATTATCAAAACGCTTTTTCAACAATTCATGGCAACTAGCAGATGATGTAAAAGTAACCGATGTTAAATATATTGATGGACTGTTATCTGTTTCTCTAGAGAAAATTATTCCAGACCATCAGAAAAAAGTTACATACAATATTGGCGAAGCGGTAACTTTAGACCAACAATTTTTAACTGAATAAATAAATCGTATCGTCGCCGCATGGGCAGGTTGGTCACAGTCAACCCTTGCCCATTTTTTTTATCTGTGGTATAATAAAACGTAAGTAAGAGGTTATTATGGTCCCAAAAATTTTAGTATTCAAATCTGGGGAGCGTGTCATTGCTGGCACTTCTGAAATGACTGACAAGAAAACTGGCAAAGGTATTTGCTTAAATATTAAGTGTCCTTATATTCTTACACTTAATCCAAAACCAGATGACGCAGAGGAGTATTCTGTAAATTTCAGCAAGTGGAATCCTTTCACACCTGACATTACTTTCAATGTCCCATACGATGCTGTAGTTTCTGTTAGCGATGTAGAGCAAGGTATCCTTGATGTTTACATGGAAAGGTTTGCACAAGAATTGACTTATGAAGAAGAGGAGGAAGAAGGTGATGCAGAATCTGAAACTCAAGAATTGACTTATGAAGAAGAGGAGGAAGAAGGTGATGCAGAATCTGAAACTGCTGCTACTGAGGAATGATTCTTATGTAGTCGCACAAGTCGAAGAGATTGTTGCTGACTACGGTATGCCAAACTGCAAACTAATCCAACCATACGAAGTCATGAGCGAGGTTGACCTTCGCCCATGGCCGTGCTATACTGACCAGGAAGAGGTGCTCTTCTCGTCTGACAACATCCTGACTATCATTAGTCCAAATGCAGACGTTGTAAAAGCATACATCGATGTGGTCCCATCCGTGATTGACGAAGAGGTTGACGAAGAGGTTGATGAAGTTTTACAAGAACGTTGAGCAAGTTGGTAACAAGATTCTTGTCCGTGCCCATGAGAATGGCACGGATGTGCAATACAGGGAGGACTTCAAACCCTCCCTTTTTGTTTCTTCAAAAAAAGATGTAACAGATTACAAAAGTCTCGACGGTCGTCCTTTGCGTCGTGTAATGCCAGGAAGAATTTCTGACTGTCGTCAGTTTTTGCAACAGTATGCTGACGTTGAAGAATTTGAGATTCATGGTAATACTAGATACTTATACCAATACATTAACGACAAGTATCCAGGAGATGAAGTCAAATTTGATAGCTCTCTCATTCGTGTCTTCACGGTTGATATCGAGACGGGAGCAGAGAATGGTTTTCCTAACATCGAATCTGCTGACCAAGAGATTCTTCTTATATCTTTGCATGATTCTTTTACCAATCGTATCACTGTGTGGGGTAGCAAAGCTTTCCCTAATAAAGATAAGCAGGTTGATTACATTCATTGTGACGATGAGATAAAACTTCTCCACTCGTTTCTGGGATGGTGGCAACAAAATATCCCCGATGTAATCACTGGATGGAATGTCCAACTATTCGATATTCCATATATCTGTCGCCGTATGACTCGTATGATTGGCGACAAATACACCAGGATGTTGTCTCCATGGAAGATGGTCTCTGACCGTGAAATTTATATCAAGGGTCGTAAGCAGATTGCATATGACATCACTGGTGTTTCTTGTCTTGATTATCTTGAGTTATATAAGAAGTTTACTTATACTAACCAGGAATCATATCGCTTAGACCACATCGCATTTGTGGAGTTGGAGCAGAAGAAACTTGACCACTCTGAGTTTGATACTTTCAGAGAATTCTATACAAATGACTGGCACAAGTTTGTTGAATATAACATCCATGACGTGCGTCTGGTAGACCGTCTTGACGACAAGATGAAACTTCTGGAGTTGGCATTCACCATGGCATATGATGCCAAGGTAAACTATGAAGATGTATACTCTCAGGTCCGTATGTGGGATAATATTATCTTCATCTATCTTGATAAACAGAAGATTGCTATTCCCCCTAAGCAGAAATCTTTTAAGGACACCCAGTATGCTGGTGCATATGTGAAAGAGCCTGTCCCTGGCATGTATGACTGGGTGGTATCGTTTGACCTTAACTCTCTATACCCTCACCTTATCATGCAATACAACTTGTCTCCAGAGACGCTCCTATCACGTCGTAGTAGTGTCAATGTAGATATGCTGTTAGACAAAGATCATGACACTTCTGACCTTGTAGGAGAAACAATGTGTGCCAACGGCACTCATTACACAACCAAGGAGCAGGGATTCTTGCCTAAACTGATGGATAAAATCTATCAGGACCGCACGATTTATAAGAAGAAGATGCTTGCTGCAAAGCAGCAATACGAAAAAACTCCTACTATGGAATTGAGGAAAGAGATTTCTAGATGTAACAACATTCAGATGGCACGTAAGATTCAACTTAACAGTGCTTATGGCGCGATTGGCAATGAGCACTTCCGTTATTATAAGTTGGAGATTGCAGAAGCCATCACACTTTCTGGACAACTGTCTATTCGTTGGATTGAAAAGAAGGTAAATGAATATCTAAATAAACTACTCTCTACAGACAAGGAGGATTACGTCATTGCATCAGACACTGACTCAATCTATCTTAATCTCGGACCTCTTGTTAATAAATTTTTTAGTGCTAAGTCTGGCGACAAAACAGCAATTGTGGGTATACTTGACAAGATATGCCAAGAGAAACTGGAACCTTTTATTGAATGTTCATATCAGGAATTGTCTGATTACTTGGCGGCGTACGATCAGAAGATGAAGATGAAGCGTGAGAATATCGCTGAGCGTGGCATCTGGACTGCTAAGAAGCGATACATTCTCAACGTGTGGGATAGCGAAGGAGTCCGATATGCTGAGCCTAAGATGAAAATCATGGGATTGGAAACTGCTAGGTCCTCGACACCTGCATACTTCCGTGATAAACTATACACAGCATTCAAGATTATCATTACCCAAAAGAATGATGATGTCATTAGTTTCATTGATGAAATCAAAGGAGATACTCGTGAGCAAAATTATTTAAACATTGCTTTCCCTCGCGGTGTTAATGGTCTGGACAAGTATCGTAATGGCACAGACATCTATGCTAAGGGCACTCCAATTCATGTTAGGGGTGCGTTGCTTTATAATCACTATGTCAGGAAAAATAATGTAGAAAATAAATATCCTGTTATTCAAGAGGGAGAGAAGATTAAGTTTATCTATCTCAAGACACCAAACCCTATTGGTGAAAATGTAATTTCTTTTTTCCAGCAACTGCCCACGGAATTGAATCTTGAGAAGTATGTAGATTATCAATTACAGTTTGAGAAGTCATTTCTTGACCCACTAAGAAATGTGCTAGAATCTATTGGATGGCAGTCCGAAAAGCGTGGCAATCTAATGAGTTTCTTTTGAGGTATTATGAGTTTTCTAAACAATGTTATTAAGGAGTTGAATAATGAATATGCAACAGTGGTTGATGAAGGCGTCTCCACGGGGGATTGTGATTCGTTTGTGGACACTGGCTCTTACATCCTCAATGCTCTTGTGTCTGGGAGCATTTTTGGTGGTCTCCCAGCAAACAAAATCACTGCGCTTGCAGGAGAGTCCAGCACAGGTAAAACCTTCTTTGCCCTCTCGGTAGTCAGGAGTTTCCTTCAGTCGAATCCAGATGCTCAGGTGATTTACTTTGAGACGGAATCTGCTATTTCTAAGGACATGATGGAGACTCGCGACATTGATGTGAAGCGTGTGGGATTGGTCCCTGTCACTACTGTGCAGGAGTTTCGCACCCAGAGCATTAAGGTTGTTGACGAATATATGAAATTGAAGAAAGAGGATAGACCTCCTCTGCTCTTTGTGCTAGACTCTCTTGGGATGCTGTCTACCTCCAAGGAAGTGCAGGATGCTACTGATGGCAAAGAGACCCGTGACATGACCCGTGCTCAGGTTATCAAATCCATCTTCCGTATCCTGTCACTCAAACTTGGACAGGCAGGTATTCCACTTATCGTTACCAACCACACTTATGAAGTTGTTGGTGCTTATGTCCCTACAAAAGAAATGGGTGGAGGTACTGGATTGAAATATTCTGCATCTAGTATTCTTTTCCTTTCTAAGAAGAAAGAAAAAGATGGCACTGATGTTGTAGGAAATATTATTAAGGTGAAGACACAGAAATCGAGATTCACTAAAGAAAACTCACAAATTGAAACACGATTATTCTATGACTCACGCGGACTTGACAAGTATTATGGACTATTGGAATTGGGTCAGAAATACGGAGTCTTCCAGCGCAGGGGTAATAGGATTGTTTTTGGGGAATCTTCCGTTTATCCTTCTGTTGTACTTTCTAATCCCGAAAAATATTTCACCCCCGAAATAATGCAAGCATTAGACGAAGCAGCAAAGAAAGAATTTATGTATGGTAGCGGCGATGAGTGAGAGAATTGAAACAACTATTCTACGCAACCTTCTGTGTAATGAGCAATTTTATAGAAAGGTTGTCCCCTTCGTAAAACCAGATTACTTTGATGAGCAACATGAAAAAGTAATCTACGAAGAGGTGTGGGATTTTGCAAGTAACTATGACTTGATGCCCACTTCAGAAGTGTTGATTATCAACTTACAAAATAGAAAAGACCTTAATGATGAGACCTATCAAAACGCTGTTAAGACGATTCAGTCGCTTCATGATGACTCCGTTGAATACAACTGGTTACTTGACACGACGGAGAAGTGGTGTAAAGACAGAGCAATCTATCTCGCCTTACTTGAATCGATCAAGATTGCTGATGGAGGAGAGAAGAAAGTTTCAAAGGATGCGATACCCAGCATACTCCAAGAAGCCTTGGCGGTATCTTTCGACGAGCACGTCGGTCACGACTACATCGAAAACGTCGAAGAGCGTTATGATTTCTACCATCTGGAAGAAGATAAGATGCCTTTTGACTTGGAGAAATTCAATCTAATTACAAAAGGTGGTCTTCCTAATAAGACTCTCAATGTAGCATTGGCAGGCACAGGTGTAGGTAAGTCTCTATTCATGTGTCACTGTGCTGCTCAGGCATTACAGCAAGGAAAGAATGTCCTCTACATTACATGTGAGATGTCTGAGGAAAAGATTGCTGAGCGTGTTGACGCCAATCTTCTTAATGTAAATATCAGAGATATTGCATCACTTCCCGAAACTATTTTCACATCTCGTATCAAAGACATCGGACGCAAGACGATGGGTAGGTTTATAATCAAAGAATACCCTACTGCATCTGCACACGTTGGACACTTTAAGTCTCTTCTTAATGAGTTGTCATTGAAGAAGACTTTTAAACCAGATATCATTTTTATTGACTATCTAAATATCTGTGCCTCTGCAAGATACAAAGGAGCTATTGTAAACTCCTATACATATGTCAAAGCAATCGCTGAAGAACTACGAGGGTTGGCAGTGGAATTCAATCTTCCAATCGTTTCTGCTACCCAGACTACTAGGTCTGGGTATGGTAATTCTGATGTCGATCTCACTGATACCAGTGAGTCCTTTGGCTTGCCAGCTACTGCTGACCTTATGTTTGCTCTCATCTCTACAGAGGATTTGGAAAAGGATGGTCACATTCTTGTAAAGCAATTGAAAAACAGATACAACGATTTAAATTATCATAAGAAATTTCTCGTTGGTGTTGACAGGTCAAAAATGAAGTTGTATAATGTCGATGTCCCAGATTCTTCAATCACGATCGCTGATGAGGAATACGAATATGAGGAGCAACCTCAAACCAAAAACAAATTTACTAAGTTTACTGAATTTATTGTATGACCAAGACTATGAAACGTAATATTGATTTCTCTAAGTATGAAGAGTTTGTAGATGCTGTCACATCCGATAGTTCTAAAGATTTTGTCAGTCTTGCTGACCGTCTGGGTGACCTTGACCGCCAGGGTGCCAATATTGAACGTCTTACCACTGCTGGCGTTGGGCTTGCTGCTGAGTCTGGTGAGTTCCTTGAGATCATTAAGAAGATGGTGTTTCAAGGTAAACCTTGGAATGACGACAATAGAGAGCATCTTATTATTGAGTTGGGTGACGTTATGTGGTATGTGGCACAAGCTTGTATGGCTTTGGACATATCTTTTGATGACGTTATCGTAAGGAACGTAGAGAAACTAGAGAAGAGATATCCTAAAGGAACTTTTGACCCTTACTTCTCTGAAAATCGTGCCTCTGATGATAGATAATATATAGTTAGCACCTACAAAATATACTGATGCAAGTAACTATTAAAGCACCAGACGGTACAGAATCTACTTTTGATTGTGCTCCAGACCAATATATTCTAGACGCTGCTGATGAGGCAGGTTTAGATATGCCATATTCATGTCGTGCTGGTGCTTGTAGTACCTGTGCTGGTAAAATTGAAAGTGGTACAGTAGACCAAGAAGAGCAATCGTTTATAGATGATGACCAATTGGAAGCAGGATTTCTTCTAATGTGTGTTTCATATCCCACCAGTGATGTAGTAATCTACTCAGAAAAAGAAGAGGAACTTTACTAATGGAAATTCTAATGATCGCTCTTATCGCTGGAACACTGTTCGGTGCCTACAAACTTACCCCTAAAAAATGATGCAAACACTCTGGATTCACACGGTAGCTTTTTTCCAAGTGGTGGTAATGAATTGTATTCAACCAGTTAATTGGCAATATTGCTATCGTGTTGACCAGTGGTTATTGCCAGAAGTAATAGAAGGATACCAGATATGGTCTGGAGAAAAACATCCATATCAATCAGAAAAAGACTATCTTAAAGACCTTCCCTAAATACTTTGGGGGAGGTTTTTTATATGGCTTGGGTAAGTTTATCACCACTAAGATTCGTCCAATCTTTTAAGACGAAAAAGAATAAAGAAACTGCATCTGCTGTGATGAAAGCTGCTGGGGTTGAGCAACTTGATTTAACGAAATTTAAAATCGATGATAGTTTTATGAATGGTGAATTTATTGCCATGCCAAATTTTAATGCTAGAAGAAGTGGATTAAGTAATATAGTTATTAAAACTGGGGCTGCCACAGTAAATAAAATTATTAACGCATATAAAAATAAACCCAACATTGGCAACTATAAAAATGGACAGGAAGTAGAAATTAAGTTTGCACAAAACTATAACTTCCAAGGAGGTAAACTTCCACAAGTAGTTAAATTTGTGCAGACATCAAAACTCAATGTAAATGCTGCTGGAGTGAAAGTCAGCGCAGCTGCTATGACAGCAATGTCTGAGTTGGGAGTTTTATGGGTAATGCGTCAAGCAATACAAAGAAATAAAAATTTTAATAGTGCTGACGATATTAAAGAAGATAAAGAGACTTGGAAAGAGTTGGTAGATATTTGGACTCTGATTGGGAAGATGCCAGACGGACCAGATGACTCATGGTTAGATACTTTCTATCAATCTAATCGAGCATTCCTGCGAGTGATTTCTAGTCCATCATTTACAGAATTTAATAGAGGGAAGTATCACGCTAACAATACAACGTATACCATACCAGGGTCGGATTCCAGTGATTCTTTTATGGAATACATAAGCGATTTTATTAATAAAAATTATGGCATATCAAAAAAAGATAATTGGAATCCAGCTGATATTTGGTTGATTAAAAACAAAGATAAGTGGAAGAGACAGATTGAAGCATCATGTAAATATGATGGACCTAAGAGTAGTGCAAGTGCCATGGTAAATCTTGAGCAGTTGAATAGTATTCTGAGGAATGCATACAACAGTCATGAAATCATAGGAGTGTCTTTAAAGAAGATTACTAAAGGACAGGAAATGATTTATGTGGCAGTTAACACAACAGAGAAATTTATTTCTGATAGAAGTGACACAGAATTTAAAAAACAATATGCATTCTCTGGAGCACACTCATATTTTGATGAGGCAAAAGATGGTCCTATTACACAGGACACAGTTATCTGGTGCGCTAATGATAAGGTAAGTTTTCAGGTGAAGGCGAATAGTAGCTCTGATAAAAGTGGGTCTGGACTTAAATATGAAGGCACCGAAAGACCACGCACTGGGGCAAGATTAGGTAAAGCAACAGTCAGTTTAGTTGTTGATTTGATGAGTAGTTATGGATTGAATTTTGATACAAATAAAACTTCTTATCCTTTCTCTCCAGAAGAGTTTGATTCTAAGAAAGACGACTATGTGAAGAAATTAAAATTCCTTGATAGCAAGGGTGTGACACTTTACAAAACGACCAGATTGACTCCAGAGCAGGCGGCTGATAGACTAGAGTATACGTTACAGGTCCAACCGTGGGTGGGGAATTCAAAGTGTCAGCAAATTACATGGTTGGATAAAATCATGCATTTGAGTCCTGATGATTTAAATAATTTTTTAGCAGACATGTTATTCCTTTCTAAGAAGGAAGGCAAAGGATACGGACCTTTCGGAAAGATATACTGATGTCTAAGAATACACACCTAGAACACTTAGAAGATAGTATCTTGTTTGATGGCAAGCAGGGTGCAGTGGATGCATTTAAGTTTTTAGATTTGCTTGCCACTTCTTTTTCTGGTAAACCTACTAAGAATTTTAAGGTAACCACCAAGTGGGATGGTGCTCCTGCTATTTTCTGTGGTAAGTATCCTGGCACAGGTGAGTTTTTTGTTGGCACAAAATCTGTCTTCAACAAAGATGCGAAGATTAACTTTGCTCCAGAAGACGTTGATATGAATCATGGTCACGCTCCTGGACTAGTTGCCAAGTTGAAAGATGCTCTGAAGTATTTTCCTAAACTTGGTATCAATGGTGTAGCACAGGGTGACTTGTTATTTACAGATGATAAGAAGTTTGAAACGATTGATGGTAAAAGATGCATCACTTTCAAACCCAATACAATTACATACTGCATTCCTGAGGACAGTGACTTATATGAGAAAGCGAAGAATGCTAAGATTGGTGTAGTATTTCACACCACTTATAGAGGTTCATCTATTGAAACTTTATCTGCTACCTTTGGATATGATGTCAAGAAATTGAGAAGCAGTCGCGATATCCTTGTGTTGTCTGCTGAGATTGATGAGTTAGGTAAGGATGTCCTACTGACAGATGCAGAGAAAGTGAAACTAATGAGGATGAAGACTGCCAGTGCAGCTTTAGTTAGAGTAACTGGTGGATTCCTTGATGAGGTTGCTGCACAGATTGAGGCAAACGACCAGTTAACTGTTGGTCCCAGATTAAAAATATATTTCAATACCTATGTTAGACAGGGACGCAAGGTTACCAATACCAAGCAGTTTGTCAATAACTTTAAGGAATACTTTGAGGGTGAAGTGCAGAAAGCAGTTGCCAAGGTAAAGACACCTAAGGCAAAGGCAACTAAACTTGCAAAACTATATGCGGGTCTGGATTTTATCGAAGCAAATGAAGCGCAGATGATTAAGGCAGTTGGACTATATACAACGTTGCAGAATGCTAAAACATTCTTTGTCCGTAAACTGGAGAGGGGTGAGAAGATTGGCACTTATCTACAAACAGAAAACGGTTATGAGATAACAGCACCAGAAGGATTTGTTGCTATCAGTGAGGAAAGGAATGCAATCAAGTTAGTAGACAGATTGTCATTCAGTGTTGCAAACTTTAACGTATCCAAAGACTGGGTGGCAGGAGATAAATGAGAGTAGTAGTAGCGTGGGGTAGATTTAATCCTCCAACAATTGGACATCAAAAACTCATTGAGGCAGTTGCTAAGATTGCTAAAGGAGATGACTACTTCATCTATCCTACTCATACTAACAAGAAACCAAAAGACCCTCTTCCATCTGATAAGAAGGTGGAGTATATGAAGAAGATGTTTCCTACTCATGCAGCACATATTATTTACAATAAAGATATCAATACTATCATCAAACTATTGCAGGAATATCAGGGGACTTATACTGATTTGACACTGGTTGCTGGGTCGGATAGAATTCCTAGTTATAAAGAAATATTAGATAAATATAATGGTGTGGAATTTACATATAGGTCAGCGGAATGTGTGTCTGCTGGAGAAAGAGATCCAGACGCAGATGGTGCCCCTGGTATGTCCGCAAGTAAGATGAGAGATGCAGCAGAGAAACTTAATACAGAGACCTTTAAGAAGGGTATCTCTGATAAATTAACAGTTAATGAAAAAATGCAATTACTACAAGAAGTAAGAAATGGTATGGGTTTAAAATGAAATCATTCAAAGAAGTCTTTGATCAATCTCAACAAAAATCTTATCGTCTCGGTGAAGTATTCTCTGAAGGTGATTGGGTAAAAAATGTTGACGGTCAGCTGGGCAAGATTCATCGACGTGGTATTAATTATGTTATTGCTGTCACCGAAGAAGGTGATATGTTTCGTGCTTGGGTAAAAGATGTTACCGAGCACAAAGGATATGAGGATGAAAATCCAACCACAGCAAAAGATACAGTTAAGACATTTATAAATAAAAGTAAACGGAAGTCGAATAAATGAAACCTTACGATACGGTTAATGATGATTTCTCCAAATTTATTATGGAGAGAGCAGTACTAGGTATGACGGGTGCAACCTCATACGGTCAACTAGAAGAGAAAGAGGGATGTAATCATAGTGGTGCTGGCACTTGCTGCCCTGTCCACGGTGACGCTGACTGCAATTCCTCTAAGCAAAATCGTAAGGAAGAAGCAGAAGTATACTGGTCAAGTAAAGCATTAGATCAGTTAGAAGAAGCACAATCAAAGACTCTCAACGTAGAGGGACTCAAGGGTGGTCAGCATAAGATTGATGCTAACAAGAATGGCAAGATTGCCGCTCATGACTTCGCGATGCTTCGCGGTAGAAAAGGCAAGAAGTCAATGAAAGAAATGTGGCAACTCGCTGCAGAAGCAAAAGCAAAGATTGAAATCATGCCTGAGATTGATGACCGAGACCCAGGTAATGTTAAGAAAAAAAATGAAAAGAAAGTAAAAGAAGAATCTTCTTGTGGTAGCAGTAAGAAAGCGAAAAAGTATTGATGGAATAAATAGATTATAATCTATATGATAAAAAATCATGCTATCCTTTCTACTTCCACTAGCATCCAAAATTATTTCTGATGCTGTTGCTAAAATTCCAGAAAATGAAGAACTGGGCGAGAAACTTGTTGAGATCTGTCTTGCTATTCTTGCTAAAGCAGTTAAGTTAACTAAGACTGACATGGACGATCAACTTCTAGAAGTTGTGACGAAAGCAATTGCTGCTCGCGAAGAAGCATAATCAAAGGGGCACAAGCCCCTTTTTTTATAAATATACTTTAGATATAACAACCGTTAGGAGAATTGTACCATGCCTCTATGGGGAAAGACAGACTCTGCAGGTGACCGTCCATCGTGGTATACCACTTTGGAAGCAATGGATACTGCAGGTAGACAATTAATTTTTATTGATAATGCCGAAGCAACTACAGAAGTAAACCGTGCTAGAGGATTCAAATCTCCTGGTTGGTGGGCATACTATACTGTCGAGCAATCGGATGGCACTCTACGTTATAGAGGTCAGGAATGTTTAGTTGCTATTTCTGAGACAGCAGCAAATGCTGGTGACCAGGCAGACGACGCAGTAGCAGCAGATTCGGCACCTGCAGCAATCGTTGTTGATACACAACCTTCAAATGTTGCTGACGCAGCAGACCCATTCACTGGCACATTCGTTGTTGCAGCGTCTGGTGGTGCTGGCACACTTGCATTCCAGTGGCAGGTCCAGACCGCTACTCAGTCTGCACGTTGGACAAACATTGAAGACGCAGGCGTCTATAGTGACAGTGGAACTAACACTCTAACTATCACTGCTGCTGCTAAGGCAGACCTTGACGGATTTAAATTCCGTTGCAGAGTTTCTGACTCTGGCGGTGCTTTAACAGTAATATCTGATAGTGCAAGCCTAACATTTGCATGATAATGTGATATGATAATTAATGAATTGAATGATGATAATTGG